GATGTGTCTACCTGAGAAACAGCCATCACATCACGCTTCCATTTGCCGTTAACGCACCGTGGGCGACCAGCCTTGTCCCACTTCTGAGCTGAGCCCAGATAGCCCGGAAACTTGCCCTGACGGAAAATTGTTTCCGGGCGCACGTATTCACGCATTTTGGTGTCCTCACCCCACTTAGCGATTGAGTAATCGACAGTGAGGATCAGCTCATCAGCAGTGAAATCTTCAGACAGGCGACCCCGAATAGGCCCCAGCGATGATTTTGATTTCTGGAATCGCAGGCCAGAAGCACGCACCAGATGCTCCAGCACAATGAATGCATCCTGATTTGCATCAGAGGCATGGTCGGGTTGCCCCGCAACCTGACAAGAAGGGGTTGTTGTAATCTCTGAAGTATTCTCTGTTGTAATCTCTGTAAGAGTGGGACAAGTTGACCCGATGGATTGGGACAAGTTGACCATATCCACAGGGACAGATTGACCTTTTCGATTAGGACAAATTGTCTTTCTCGATAGGGACAAATTGTCCGTATCGGCCAGCAAAGGGCTCGCGTAGTTAATTGCGTAATAATTAGTCTGGTCGTGCTGCCTTTTTTTAAGCTGCTCAACATAAATCAGACCCATCTTTTTCAACGAAGAAACCGTTCTTTGTATCGTCTTCGCTGTCCACCATGGGAACTGCTCATTCCAGGCATTAATGCTGTTATAAACCCATCGCTTTCCGTCATATTCGATGCCAGACGTGGTGTCTTCCAGCCAGTAACAAATCTGCTGCAGCACAATCGCCTCATTTATACCAATGCGTAGAGCGAGCATCGGGCTGATAACCAAAGGCTTAACTTTCAGAAGTAGGCTCATGATTTACATAGACCTCCCTGAAGTACTGTTTAAACCTTTCAAGAGAGCTGAAGCACTCCCCATGTTCGTAATTGTCACGCAGGTAGATAACCCGGTCATTCTCTGGCTCCCATCGAATGACCCGCACAGGGATACCGCGCTTATCGCGGAAGATTCTGTCAAGTTCTCGCATTTGGACGCCTTCATTCGCTGGTTAGCATCACCCACAGCCCACTCAACAAAGCTGTGGTTAACTTCTTGGCTGACGCCTGGTACATTGAGCACATACCGCAGCGGCTCATTACTGAAGCGGCCACCAGCAGAAGGAAGGCAACGGAATTGCGGTAATCCCGATAGTCTGTTTAAATTGATCACGCGATTAGTTCTCCACACACGTTGATTTAGTCGCATCGAACGCCGCGGGCTGCAATCCTGCGGCGTTCACCTTTTCTGGCACACAAAAGACGCGATACAGCAGCGTCAAATGCTCCTGCCACTTAGCCATGACCTGATAGCTGTTCTCTTCAATCTGCTCACGCTCATGAGCATCAATCACGCCGTCAGCAGTTGCTTTGCGGATATAGGCTGAATGTTTGCCAATCCACTCAACAGACTCCATCAGACGCTGGTTGATGTCCGCGTTATCAACATCTTCAATGTCAACCAGCGGGACGTTGACGCTGTTTGATTGGCGTGAGACTGCATTAGCGATGTGCTTTGTGCCGCTTGCCTGTTGCAGAATCATCGCCCAGCCCATTGGGAATATTTGATCGCCATTAGTACGTAAGCGGTTAAACAGCGCATCTTCAGTCACCCCCAGCCATTCAGCGGCTTCTGTATACCCACCGGGGAGGCTTGAAATTGTTTTTTTGATAGCGGCAACAAGCCATGCAGGTTGCTTTTCTACTTGCCAGTGTTTTTGATCCACGGCTAATCCCTCTCTACTGTGGTTTCGCTACAGCTAAAGTGGCTGGTAAAGTTTTGATGTCGGACTGGAAGCGCTGCGGATAGAGAATCTCCAGTTCACTGATTTCGCCGTGAAAAAACACAGCTAAACGCTCAGCAACATCCAGTGATGCAACCTGAAGACCCCGCTCAATGCGGCTTAGGTTTCCGACATCCAGGTGAATGGCTAAAGCTACTTCGCTGAGAGTTTTGCCTTGCGACTTGCGCAATATTCTTAATGGTGAATGCATTATCGCCTCCTTAGTTGCGTAATATGCATATTATTTCACGCAAGAAGATTGCGCAAGTTAATTTGCGTTTCATGCAAACCAGCCATTAAATAGGCAAATGAACATAGGAAACCGAATCAGAGAACTTCGCCTTGCGCGAGGAATGAAAATCAATGAACTGGCTGATGCCGTGGGTGTCGATCAGGCAAATATTTCACGTCTTGAGACAGGTAAACAAAAATCCTTTACTGAGCAATCGCTTAATAAAATCGCAAATGCTTTAAATGTCAGTCTTGGCGAATTATTTATTCCCTCCGATCCAGAAAATACTGTATATAATGACAGTAAGGATATTGTTAAAGGCATACAAGGGGGGGATGTGTATCGTGTGGAATTGCTTGATGTAAATGTGAGTGCTGGCCCGGGGGCGTATATAGGAAGTGACATTATTGATGTCATACGCTCTATTGAGTACAACACAGAGCATGCCAAGAACTTCTTCAGTGGTAAGCCTCAATCCACTGTTAAAATGGTCAATGTCCGCGGCGACAGCATGTCAGGGACCATTGAGCCTGGAGACCTAATTTTTGTAGATGTTTCAGTGACTCAGTTCGACGGCGATGGGATTTATGTCTTTGGCTTTGATGGGAAGATACACATCAAGCGCCTGCAGATGGTTCCAGATAAAATCGTCGTCATTTCTGATAACACTCGCTATCGGGACTGGTTCGTTGATGAAACTAATGAGCACCGCTTTTACATCTTTGGCAAAGTCATGATCAGTCAGTCTCAAGCCTTTAAGCGACACGGCTAAATCTCACATGAACCCTTTCAAAACCCGGCGCGACCGGGTTTTTTTGCGCCTATAACATTTATTTTTTGCAATTTGCGCATTTTAATACTTGCGTTAAATGCATATCGGTTTTATTGTTTATCTCAATGGCAGGTACCTTGGGGATAGCAGATGACTTTTTCCAAACAAATGGCTAACAGTAAGTTTTGGGAGCTGATCACATTCTTATACCTTTTCCCAGATGCAGACCTTATCTGTGATGGAGATACAGGCGTAGTGACTATGCACTGCGGCAATGTAAGCCTGGCTTACGGTTTAGCGTTTTAAGAGTACGGAATTGCTGTGTTGGCGGTTACTCATGGTGGTTTGGTTTAACCGCCCTTTTTCACAACGAAAAGGACATTTGCAAAGCGGGTGTTTTCGAACGCTTTAGAGACGTGGAGTAAGTGTCCTTATCGTTGTGGTGAATGCGGCCAGCGCACGCGGAAGACTGACAACGATTGCATACAGTCTAAGAGTCTCCGCTTTGGTGTCTGTCAGTCTGACCAGAGCACCGGGAGGCACCCGGCACCGCAGCAACCTTTCAAGTGTGTGGAGTAATCGGGCTGTGGGTTATTGCAGTAACCCACCAGCCACTTTAAGCGAATCCCAAAAGTTTTTGCATTGCCGTCACTGGCAAGGGATTCATGCAACCAAAAATCGTGTGTGGAGAGTTTCATGGAAAAGCCAAACGACCATATCACCGTAGGCATTATCACCCTGCCCTACAGCCATATCCTCAACGGCTGGGTTATGCCTGACGGGTCGGTAATCAGTAATCCCATTAAGGCGCAGCGTGAAGCTGAGCGGCTTAATAAAACCATCAACATCACCATTCACTGAGGGCGATGACATGCATCATTTTAAATCGAACAAAGAAGTCGTCGCTGCCGGCCACCAGTTCGCTAAGAACATCGGCAAAGAAACCTCTCTTATGGACATGGCGAAGATGGTAACTGAACTGGCATCACGCCTCGACGTGGCCACCGTTCGCGCAAATCTCATGGCTGGAGAGGTGCTGCGTATCAACAGCGTCCTGCCTGACACCATCACGGCGCTTCAGGTTGCCGGGGCTGATATGGCCCTGATTGACGATCTGAACGCAGCGATCGCCACACCAGCCTGTGATCAGTGGATTTGCACACTGCGCGGTGAAGCCCTCGGTGAAGCACGCCGCGCCGTAACCACGCTGGGTCACCACCAGCAGCCGGGTATCTCACATGCGATCAACATCATTTCGCAGCTGGAAGTGGATTTACTCCGCTCACGCACGGTAACCCTGAAGGTGGTGTCATGAAAAAGGTCGCCCAATTCCGTCGCAGCAATGGGGCGAATGCCGGATTCAGTGAAAAGTTAGCCTGGCAATTATCAAAAGGTCCGGCAACGGGCCGGGAGCTGGCAGAACGTCTCGGTATGACCCTCAGTGAGTTCAACCGTTTGGTTATTCACATAATGCGCAAAGGTGGCGAAACGCTGCAGGTTGAAGCCTCCAATCAAGTCAGCCTTGGCGGCGGCTATATCGACCGCACTTATAAACTGGTCAGAAATCCGCGTCGTGTTGCTTCCCCACCATGTAAGCCAATGGTGATCAACTACAGGAATGACTGCTCTGAAGAAGCAAAGAAGCGCCACCGAGAATCAGCAAAACGCCGCGCCCGTCTGATTGCCAGCGGGCTGTATCTGGAATGCATGGGTTAAGGATGGTGAGTGATGGCTGATATCAGCAAAGGTCCAGTCGCCTCAATGCCGGGCGCTATCCATTCGGTGCCGCTTAACAGTAAGTGGGATGAGCATCCTGAAAGAGGCGCTGTAAAACGCGTCCAGGGTGAGACGGACTCATTTGGTTGTGAATACTACGACATGTGCCAGGAGTGTCTTGATAAGCATAAGCAGGAAGTCAGTGAAGCTGATTATTCGGGCAAGTGCGACTGGTGCAAAAAGCACTCTGATCACCTTTATTCACATCGGGATATTGAAGAGGGTTCATGCGGGCGGGTTTATGATGTATGCCGCCCATGCATTGATGCAGAGCGCCAGCGCTGGTCTGAGGAGGATGACTATTATGCGTGAACGTCCAATCATCTTTAACGCCGACATGGTTCGTGCAGTTCTCGACGGCAGAAAGACGCAGACGCGCCGGATCATGCGCGAGCAGCCTGAAGTTATCCCGAAAGAAGATGAGTTTGGCAAGGCGGGTTTCTGGATTCCGTTTAATGCAGGCAAAACGATGGTGCGCAATGAGGACATGTACATTGCCTGCCCGTTTGGTTTGAAAGGTGATCGCCTTTGGGTGCGTGAGACGTTCCGGGTACACAGCCGGGCAACTGACGTGGCCACGCTGGTTTATAAAGCCAGTGAGCAGCAGAGCTGGACGCAGCAGACGCACCGGGTGCCAATTGAGAAGTGCAATAAACCTGCCGTGGTTGATAAGTGGACGCCATCCATCCACATGCCGCGCTGGGCTTCCCGCATAACGCTGGAGATAACCGGAATTCGTGTGGAGCGGTTGCACACTATTACCCTGGGCGATATCTGTAAAGAGATTGGTTGTGACCTTTATGACTTCCGGCCTGTCACTTATGGATTTCAGGTTTGGGAAAAACTGTGGCAATCCATCTACGGCGCTGACAGTTGGCAGGCTAACCCGTGGGTGTGGGTCATTGAGTTTAAGCGCGTGAATGTGTAGTGATGGCGACTAAACAGGAAATCAGTGAAAGCCTGAACAAGCTTGTGGGTCAGGCATACAGCTATGCTGCTTCGCTTGATTTGGGGGCTGAGCGCATAGAGGCGTTTGAGTTGTCTGAAGCGTTACGTCGACTTCAGCGTCGGGGCGCAGCCAGTGTAATGCTGGCTGCTACCAATCCGCTAGCATCATTGTGTGAGCAGGAAAATGAAAACGATGATGACTGGGATGAGGATGACGACTAATGCCTAAATCCCCCGCCGAACGCAAAGCCGCGCAGCGTGCCAGACAGGCTATTAAAGTTTAAGTCATACAAAATACGAAGAAAAATCGAAATGCTGGAATATTAGTGGGTAAAATGTTACTTATAAACCACTTGAGATATTAAATATGAATTTAACAGAGGTGAAAACATGGAGTCATTCGGCATAAATTATGAAAATGGCAATATTGAAATATTAGGAATCCCTGATGCCAATAGATTATTCAAATTACCAAAAAGCATCTCAAAAGATTTAACAGATCTAAATCTACACATGACAGACTTAAATATCTCATTAGAAAGCTTGGATTACATACAGAACAATCCACAGCTTGATAGAAACAACGTGTGTGAATCGCTTTGGCGGTCTTCGATAATCCATTTTATCAAATGCTTTACTGACCAAGTAAAAGGTGGCGGAAAGGGTTCTAGAACAAAACTAAATGAAAATGAAATTTTTTCGAATTTTGATCCAGCCGCTTTAGAAGCTTTTAAATATTTTAAATCACTAAGGAATAAGCATATTGTTCATGACGAAAATGCATACTTGCAGTCTTTACCAGGAGTGGTTCTTAATGATGGCACTAAAGACTATAAAGTCGAGAAAGTCATTTGCGCCAGTTTTCTTGCCGTAACCTTAGAACAAGCTAATTTTAGCAATCTGTACAACTTGGTGAGCGCCACCTTGAAACACACGATTAATCTTTTCGACGAAGAATGTAACAGGCTAACTTCGTTGCTTGAGCAACACCCTGATGAATATTTTTATAAAATGGAAAAATTGGAGTTTGAGATTCCTTTATTAGAAGATATCAAAAAGACTCGTAAATAATACAACCCTGATGCAGCAGGAATGTGTGGAGAACAAAATGGCTAATATTGAAATGATCTTTGAAAGCGAAGCGATGCAAAAAATCGGTGTCACCTCACGAACTACAATGAGGACTTATGTACTGTATCATTCCTTCCCTAAGCCAGTAAGAAATCGCCCTAAAAAATACTTACTGGCTGAGGTTGAGCAGTGGATTTTGAATGGCGGCGTTAATCAGAGATCAGCTTGATTTGCTCGAAAATCTTGTCAGCGTAGAGTTCATAAGCAATCTTCTGTTCCGCTAACCAGTCGTGCTTGTTATACACTGCAAGCACGCCCCCAAGATCATGCCCCAGCATTTTCTCAATGACATGGGGCGCAATCCCTTCTTCAGCTAAACGGGTAGCCATCGTTCTGCGAAAGTCGTGAGCAGTAAAATCACCAAACTTAAGCTGATCGCGAAGGAATCTGACATATCTCGTTGATGAACCAATACTTAGCGGAATATCCTTTTCGAAAGCGCCGTGAAATAACAGGCCATTGCCATCATCTATTGACTGTTTAAGAAGCGGCTCAATTTGTTTGAAGATCGGCCTCCTAATGATTTTATTTGTTTTGCTACGGTCTGAGGACAATGTCCAAATACCCTCTTCAAAGTCAAATTCCTCCTTGCGTGACTCTCTCAATTCGCTATTGCGTGATCCATACAATATGAGTGTCTTGATGAGCATCTTGCTCGAAAACGTTGCGGTAGACCTTTCGTTCTCAATCCATATCTTTGCCAGCTGCCGATAGGTCAGAACTGTATCGCCGGTTTTAGGGTTTCTACCGAATTCTTTAGGGTTCAATCTCAGAAGAGATGAGTCCTCAATAAATTGCCTTCTTGAGCACCATGCTATCGCCCCGCGTAAATGAACCAATAGCTTACGGGCTTTTAATGGGTTTGCCTGTTCTTGCTCGGTGAAAAAGTCTACCCAGGCACTGACCGGTATGTGCTCAACTGGGATATCTGCAAAGTACTTTTCCATCTCGTTGAGTACTATGCGCTCATATACCTCTGCGGTACTTTTTCTCAGTGACTGGAGTACATAATTGTCATACCAATACTTGATGCACTCATGTACGGTAGGCTTCTTCTTTTTAACGATAAGTTGATGCTTGGGATCGATGCCTTCAGCGATAAGGGCTTTGTACTCACCAACCTTTATGCGTGCATCACGAAGAGATACTGCCGGGTAACGGCCTATTCCGAGCCTGTGCTGACTGCCATTAATTCTGTACCGGTATTGAAAGCTGACTATCCCTTTTGGCGTTATCCTTATACCTAACCCGTCAGCATCCGTTATCTCCGCTGGGCCACTATAAGGTTTGCCATGTAAACCGCGCAGCTTGGTGTCACTAATAGCCATTATGTACTCACCATGAAATTTGATGACTCAATTTGTACTTAAATGGCATTGTACACAGATGTTTATAGGTGTACAGAAGTGATGGAAAGTGAAATTGGTTGATAAAATAATTTATTTATAATCATATAGATATGGTCATTATTGGTGATTACTAAACGCTAATGTTTTTAAATGAACATTATATTCGAAAACGGC